GACTGGAGTCGTTCGGGGCTAACGAACGAGTTCCGCTCGTTCAGATCGACGGCGTCACCTCGGCTGTTTCGGTCAATCCGTGAGTTCGCCGAGCAGGAGATCGTGATGCCGTTGGGTGGACAGTTTCAGCATCAGCGTTACCGATTGAGGCGGCAGCCGTTCGCTGGTCTGTTTCTTGAACAAGTAGAGCTTGCCGAGCGCGGACTTGTGCCGTGGACGGACTTTGTCGCAATGGGACCAACGCAGAGCGGTAAGACGACACTCATTTTGGTTGTGATGATGTACGTTCTCTTTGAGTTAAAGGAGAATGTTATTTTCGGCATTCCAACCGGCGACATGGCGAGCAAGAAATGGCGGAAGGACATCAAGCCGCTGATTGCCTCGTCTCAGTATGCGGACCTGATGCCGGTTGCTGGTCCTGGCTCGCAAGGCGGCGACGTGTCGGCAGTTTACTTCAAAAATGGCACGTCGCTGTTGTTTATGACCAGCGGCGGCGGTCGTGAGCAGCGGTCGAGCGATACAGCACGCTGGCTGATCGTGACAGAGGCGGATTCGTTTTCAGAAGTAGATTCGGCTGGCGGTGAAGGTCGAAAAATCGATCAGTTGATTGCGAGAACGCATTCATTCGGGCATCGTCGGCGAGTGTTCGCGGAATGCACGGTGACGACGGACTCGGCGTTCGTGTGGGACACCTACAAAAAGAAATCGAGCGAGTCGGTGATTGTGTCGCAGTGCCGAGGTTGCGGTGAGTGGGTGCGAATGGAGCGGCATCACTTGGTTGGTTGGCAAGAAGGCCAAACGCAAATTGAGTCGGGTCGTTTGGCTCGTTGGACGTGTGAGAAGTGCGGCATCCTGCTTGATGAAGCAGATCGTCAAGAGGCCGTGAGCCGCTCTAAGCTGATTCACAAGGGGCAGACGATCAACGGCGACGGCGAGATCAGCGGGCCGATACCAGAGACTAGAACGCTGGGATTCCGTTGGAACGCCTGGGATAACCGGCTCTCGTGGACGACGCCATTTATCGCCGAGACGGAATTTGCGGCGAGTAAAGCGAAGGATCAGGATGCGGCCGGAATCATGCTCGGCCAGTTCTATTGGGCTTTGCCTCGTGAGTCTGACGCGGTCGATGAGTATCCGTTGGAATTGGACGATGTGAAGGAGCGCAGGGAGCAGCAATGGATTCGCGGTCTCCTTCCGCCTGACACCGAGTTGGCGACGATCGGCCTGGATATCGGCAGTTCCAATCTGCACTGGACGTTGATAGCTGCGAGGCCGAGCGGATGGCACCACGTCGCAGATTATGGCCAAGTCAAGGTGCAAAAGACCGGCGACGCTGCAAAATCAATCGCCAATGCGGTTCACGAATTCAGCAGCAGGGTTGTAGAGGGATGGCCAGTCAGCGGTTCGGAGCGGGTGATTATTCCGGAGCAGGTTTTTGTAGATTCAGGCTGGGGCGATTACGCCGACCTGATTTGCATCGCTTGCCAAGAACTCGGTAACAGGTTTCGTGCGATCAAGGGCTATGGCTTCGGCCAGAGTAGAGGACTAACGGATACGAAATATCTTCCACCTGAGGATGAAACGAAAAAGGCGAGCAATCTTGGAACTGGTTGGCATTTGGTGGTTCTTTCCAAGAAGGGATTCGAGCTAGTCCACTTGGATTCAAACTACTGGAAAACGAAATGCCATCAAGGACTGCACGCCGAAAAGTCCGCGAACGACGCAATGACGATTTGCGTTGATGGCAGCAGCGACCGCATAGCGTTTGATCGGCAACTGTTGTCCGAAAAGCCGGTCAAAACGATGGAACTGACTGCAGACGGATGGAAGGCAAGAAACGTCTGGGTTCGTCAGTCGAAGGTCAATCACTGGTTCGATTCAACGTGCTACGGCCTGGCTGCTGCCGACTTCGTGCGGACGGTTCGGGCGGCACGAGCGGCGAATAGTCAAGGTGTGCAAGTGGAGTCGCGGGAGTTCGCGATGCCGGATGGCACACCGTTTTTTGTGGGAGCGAGGGCGTAAATCAAACGAGACAAGAAAAAAAGTGATGTGACCGGACAAGACTGGATTTGACTAGACTGGACGAGACGCGACGAGACAAGATGCGACGAGACTTGACGAGACGAGAAACTTTTCTGACTTCTTTCAAAACGACGAGGGGAAATTATGAAGGCGAGAACTTTTGGATTTCGGCTTGAGGCACTATCGGACCTGATGTTCGGCAAGATGGTGCATGACGAGAAACGCGGCGATGAGACTCACGAGCAGCGTGAGCAGCGGATTTGGAAACAGAAGATCAATCACAAAGACGGTCAATGCGTGGTGCCGCCGTTTGCGATGAAAAACGCGCTGACGGAAGCGGCGAAACGGTTGCAGATGAAGGTGCCGGGGCAGGGCAAGAGCACGTTCACGAAGTTGTTCAAGCAAGGCGTGCTGGTTGTCGATCCGATTATGCTAACAAAGGACGGCAAGGCGACGCTGAAGGTTGATGATGTGGAGCCTCAGCCGTTGTGCGTTCCGAGTGACGGCGTGAGCGGCAGCGGCAAGAGAGTGACACGCATTTTCCCAACCATCAAGCATTGGGTTGGCGAAGGTTCGATGATGCTGCTCGACCCGAAAATCACGACCGAAGTGCTCAAACAGCACTTGGAAGAGGTCGGGATGTTCATCGGATTCGGGTCAATGCGAGTGGCTAACGGCGGGATCAATGGGCGGTTCAAGGTGTTGGAGTTGGAAGAAGTCGCGTGACCTGACATGACGAGATAGGCCTTGATCAGACTGGATCAGATTTGACAAGACAAGACCAGATAAGACGAGACGAACCTTGAACTGAAAAGACAAGACGCGATTTCAAAACCAAAAGCGAGGGAAACATGGAAGCGAAAACCGAAGCATTCCGCGCCGGCATGTGTCTGCACACAAGCAAGGCGATTGACAAGTTGAAGGATGGCAAACCGGGCGACATGATCAGCCGCGAAGCGATGGCGGCGGTTATTGGGCGTTCCTGCGAACTTAGTGAGAAAGGATACGCAAACGTCATGTCGGCGATTCGGCATGTCGAGCGTGTTCACGGCGTTGTCTGGCGTTGGGGTCGAACAGAGCAAGCGTTTGTCTGTCTCTCGGCTGCTCAGGCGGTTGATGACGTGCAACAGACGCTGAAGCGTTCGGGGAAGATGGCTCGACGCGCTTTGACTACGGCCAGCACGATCAAGCCCGAAGAATTGGATGACGAGCATCGTTCGCGTTACCGCGCGGCGTGCGTTCAAGCGGAACTGATTAGGCTGTCGGTGACGGCCGAGACACATAAACGGCTGTTGAACACGGCAGAAGTGAAGACGCCCGATGTCAAGAAATTGATGGCGGCGATTGCGTGACAAGATGAGACGAGACGAGTCAGCAACCGAAAAGACCCTACCGGATAGGACATGAAAGGAATTGATAGGACATGACGCGAAACTACATGGTGTGACTAGGCTGGACGTGACTTGACTTGATCTTTCACAGGGTCGAGCGGTTCATCCGCTCCGGCTCATTCGATACGAGCAGAAAGCGGGACTGATCCCCTGCCGAGAAAGCTCGAACCTTTCGTAGCCCGTTCGAGGGGCCGCGCGGATGAAACCGCTCGGCCTTTTTTTGTTTCTACAAACTCGAAAGGGAACGAATGGCGAAGACGAAAGAGATTGAGTTGCCGAGCGATAAACCGGCGGAGAAGGCGAAAACCGCTTCGGCGATGATCGAAGTTCCGGTCAACGTGACGAATGGTTTCGCGCCGCAAGCGTTTAACTTCCGCATCAGTCGCGACGAGGCTTGCAAAATGCGTGCGTTGCGTGAGTCGTTGCACACATCGGGCGCGACCTACTTCGACGGCAAGATCAACCGGCACATTGATCGGCCGCATGACGTGTTTCGGTGGCTGCTGGCTCAGTTGGAGGTTGCGTGATGAATCTGGAACCACAACTCATCATTAAACTTCGGAGCGATCTTCTTAAGTTAATAGAAGCGTTACCATATGCCATGCCTCAAAAGCTTCCTCGCATGAGTGGAGTGTATTTTGTTTTCGATCGCGACGAGCTTGTCTACATCGGAAAAGCGTTGGATTTGTATAAGAGGTGGTGTTCCCACCGATTTAAGTCAGAGGTAAGTAGCGGATTATTTCGATTGAAGTGGAAGCAATGTGACACGTCTGAGTTCTGTTCTGCCGAGCACGAGGAAGCATTCTTCATCGTATCGCTTCGTCCGAAATTCAATGAATTGGTGAGAACTAGAGTCTTTCCTTGTTGAGTTAGATAACCTAAACAAAGCAGCAATCACGATTGCGAATTGTGTGATTACTGTATGAAGACCTAATGAAGTTCCGCGTCGCCCGCTAATCATTCCCGCTATGGCGGGATTTACTTCGTCCGATGTCGATGCGGTCAAGGCGGCGTACATCGCGAACTGCGATTACGACGACGGTGCCGGCGATGTCACCAAGGCTCGCGCGTTCAAGAATGCGTGCCGAAAACTGCTGATGATGCAGCCGCAGCTTGCGATACACACAGCGGCCGGCGGTCAGCATCAGGTGATGATCGACACGAAGCTGATTCCCGACGAACTGGAGCGTGTCCAAGATTGGCTCTCAATCTTCGACACCGCTTTGACGGCTGTTTCGCCGAGTTCGACGCAGTTGGTTCTTGACGAGTTCAGGAGCTAACCATGCGACGCGAACGCTTCTCGCTCTTTGAAAATTGGGGTGACATTCGAGCGGATTACGACGCGGCGAAAACGAGCAAGTTTCGCCGCAAAAAGTCGGGAATCCCCGGTCAAGGTGCGGGTGCCGACTGGCATTACCGCAACATCAACGACCTTTTGCGAATGATTGAATGGGCGCGGGATTTCGACCGCAACTCGCCGATCATCGCTCAGGCGTTAGATCGCGTTTGCGACAACGTGCAACCGGACTTGTTTGACCTGGAGCCGATGACCGGTGACACCAAACTTGATTCGGACATTAAAGCGAAGTTCATCGATTGGGCAGACGACGCGGACCAATGCGACGCTCAAGGCCGGCGAACGCTGTCGGAGATCATCTGGCAGTCATTGCGGCACACGATCCTCGACGGCGATTGTGCTCACCTGCTCAACGAAGCGGGTTTCATCGAACCTATCGAAGCCCATCGGATGCGCGGACCGAGTTCCGCAGTCGCGAAGCTATCGACCTCAGCACCGCTGGGCATTGCCACCGACCGATTTGGTAAACCGACAAACTACTACTTCACCAAGTCGGACTTCGGTTTCGGTGGAATGGTTCGCATAGAAGACATCGTTTCAATCACCGCCAGAGACGATCAGGATCGTCGGCAGGTTTTGCATTTGATGCCGCAACGTCGCTTCTCCCAAAATCGAGGCGTGACATTTCTTGCTCCAGTTTTCGACATGCTGGGTTTTCACGACGATTTGCAGTTTTCTGCTCTGGTAGCGGCACAGGTGCAATCCTGTTTTGCGATTCTCGAAAAGGTTGAACCGGACAAAACGCCGGGGCTGCCGAGCGACCCGCTCTCGCCAGTCGGGTCTCGCACGACTGAAACGCAAACCGATGGCAGCGAGCGAACTTTGGAATCCATTGTTCCCGGAATGCGAATCCGAAGCAAAAACACGCTGACAGGTTTCAGTCCGACAGTCCCCGGCGTGCAGTTTTTCGAGCATGTCAAACTCGTGTTGACGTTCGTGAGCATCAATCTCGGCCTGCCGTTGCACACGCTGCTACTCGACCCAAGTCAGAGCAACTTCAGTTCGTGGCGAGGTTCAGAGGAAGCGGCTCGCAAAGGATTCAAGGTTTGGCAGCGATGGTTGATCAATACCTGCTACGAGGAAATCTACCGCTGGAAATTGCGACAGTTCCTGATTGAAGAACCTCGGATGGCGGCGGCGGCGGATCGTCGCAAAATCAACATCTTCAAGCATACCTGGAAGCCGACAGGTTATCCGTACATTGAGCCAAACAAAGATGCACAAGCCGCATCGTTGCGAATGGCAACCGGCCAAGCATCACCGAGCGACATTCACGGCGAATGCGGCGGACGTGGTTCGTGGTCAGAACATAACGAACGAGTGATGCGTGAGCGTGGAGATCAAATCCTTGCAGCACTCGACAACGTGGAACGGATCAAGGCGAAATTTTCGGAAGCGGACGTGAGTTGGCGTGATTTCCCGATTGCGACGGCTCAAGGCACAACTGTGTCGCAGGCGTTCTCGGAGTCTGAATCGACCAGTGAAACGGTCAACGATCAAACAACGAAACAATCAGCAGGCTCAAAAGCATGAGCGAAACCACCGACAATATGATTCAGTCGCCAACGGCGTGGGATATTTTCGCGTTGTGCGATATGTCGTTGCCGCGTTTCATGCAATCGGCACTGACACCAGAGCGAAGCGAGATCAAAACGCTGGCACCGTCTCAAAAGTTCGACGGAGTGCGTATGGCAGTCGTCCCGATCATGGGTGTTCTGACCCGTGATGGGTGGGAATATGGAACCTCAAGTGCGGGCGTCGGACCTGCGGTGCTCGCACTGGCGAAAAGTGGTCAGGTTGATGGCATCATGCTGGCGATTGATTCGCCAGGCGGTTCAACGAGCGGCGTCTTTGAATCGATTGACCTGATTCGTGAGGCCGGCGAAATAGTGCCAGTGCATTCATATATCGGCGGACTCGGTGCCAGCGGCGGTTATGCGTTCGCGTCTGCGGCGTCTCGTGTTTCCGCTGGCAATTATAGTTTCGCTGGCAGCATCGGCACCTATTCAGTCGTTCGCGATTTCTCACAATTATTCGCGGCTGCTGGCATCAAAACGCACGTTGTCAGTGCGGGCGACTTCAAAGGCATGTTGACGCCTGGCACTGAGGTGACAGACGCACAACTGACAGAAATTCGTCGCATTGTCACACAGGTCAACGATCTGTTTTTGAATAGCGTTTCTCAAGGACGCGGTCTCTCTGCCGAAGCTGTCAAAGCAGTGGCAGACGGTCGCGTCCACATGGCGACAGACGCCAAAGCGTTGGGTCTGATCGACTCTGTGGAATCATTTGAAGCCTCGATGGCTGTGTTAGCCACGGCGGCGATGAAGAAGAGTCCCAAAATGAAAGGCACTCGGAACATGGAAGAGACGAAACAAGCGGGACCGGTCGCCGCAACTTTGACCGAACTGAAAGCCACTTTGCCAAACTCATCAGCCGAGTTTCGCGAAGGACAAATCGAAGCGGGAGCGACTTTGGCTCAGGCGAAACAAGCCTGGGAAGTGGCCGAACGTGACGCTGAAATCGCCAAACTCAAAGCAGAAAACGCGGCACTGTCCGAGCAAAAAGTGCAAGCGGAAAAACAGTGCGTGACAGCACAGCAAAAAAAGCCGGGCGTCAGCGGCCTGGGAACTGCGGGAACCGAAACCAATGCCAGCGGCGATGCCGTTTCCGATTGGAATGCCGCCATCAAAGCGGAAATCGATTCCGGTCGTGACAAAGTGACTGCGACTCGCAACGTCATTCGAGATCAGCCGGCGTTGCATCAAAACTATTTGGACGCAATCAACGCCAGTCGAACGTCTCGACCATTTCAGCCGGCCTGATTTTCAATTCGTTCGTCGTTGCGGAAGCGGCCGCTGAAACATCGACGAGACTCATTTGATTCACTGACGAGGGGACTTGAAAGGTGTCCCCAAATGTCTCAATACGTTGACGGAAACACAAAATCGTTCACCGCTGGTGCTGCAATCGCGGTCAATGTGCGAGTGAAGTTAGCAAGTGGCAAGCTGGCTGCGGCTGGTGTTGCCGACAAAGAACTCGGCACGTTGCTGGATGCGTCCTTCGCTGACGGCGACGTGCGATCCGTTCGCTTGCGAAACTCCTCCGGCACCACCAAATACATCGCCGCCAGTGCGATTGCCGTAGGTGCTGACGTTTACACCGCCGCCTCCGGCAAAGTGAACGACACCGCAGCCAGCACCAGCTATTTGCTCGGCACAGCGTTGGAAGCTGCCACTGCCGATGGCGATGTGATTGAAGTTCTGCCGCACACGCTGGTGGGTGCTGCCACCGCGTAATCGAACCCTCGTCGCTGCCGGGGGATTCGGCCGATGAACCCGGCGGCTCTTTTCTCTTCAATCTGTCAGACGAGGGGACTTGAAAGGTGTCCCCATGCCTGCTCCCTCTGGAAGCCTCGCAACTCTGCGACCCGAACTCGGCTCGCTGATGGAATTCGATCTGGAGCGCAATCGCGCCGGCTTCATCGCTTACCGCGTGTTGCCGATTATGAACGTCGCCAAGCAGTCTGGAACGTTCGGACGCATTCCGACAGAACAACTCGGAAAGCTGGCCGATGTTACCAGAACGTCGAAGGGCGGTTACAACCGCATCAACTGGACCTTTGATGACGACACGTTCGCAACGAAGGAATACGGACTGGAAGGTGTTGTCGATCAACGCAACGCCAACCTTTACCGCGACTACTTTGACGCGGAACTCGCCACGTCTCGTTTGGTGCTGCACAACGTGCTCGCAAAGGCCGAGATTCGCGTTGCCTCTGCGATCTTTAACGCGACGACCTTTACGGGCGCAGCGTTGACGACTGCGGTTGGTACGGAGTGGTCTACTGTTGCCACGGCGACGCCAATCACGAACGTGATGGCTGCTTCTCAAAATGTTCGCGACAACTGCGGGCAGTACGCGAACACGCTCATCATCAACCGTAAGGTTTTTCGCAATCTGCAGCAGTGCGACCAAATCATCGACGCGATTCAAGCGGCTGGTGCTGGTCAATCGGCAAAACCCGGTGACATTACGGCGGCGATGATGGCGCGTTGTTTCGACTTGGAGCAAGTCATCGTCGCGGATTCGTCCTACGACACCGCCTTGGAAGGTCAATCGACCTCTTTTGGCGACATTTGGGACGATGAGTATGCGATGGTTTGCAAGCTGAACACGGAAGGCGATTCCATCGAAGCTCCTGGCCTCGGACGTTCGTTCCATTGGAGCGAAGATGGCAGCACTCCCGGCGGCACGATTGAAACTTATTCCTCGGTCGAAGTTCGCGGTGAGATTGTCCGCGTTCGTCACGAGGTTCAAGAGAAGATCGTATACACCGAGTGCGGGCATCTTCTCAGCAACATCACGGCTTAACCATGCCGCTCTTTGACACGCTCTTCGACGATCACGCTTCTCCCGTCCTGACCGATTTTTTCGGAAATTCGGTCATGGATTGGGAAGCGGGATCAGGGCGTGTTACTGCGGTTCGGTTGCCGAGCGGCCGCACATACACGGCTGCTCCTTGGGATGAGTTTGAGAGCGAAGTAAAGACAGACACAGGCATCTCCAACGTCACGAAGGCGAGGCTGTGGATACCAGTCAACGAACAGCCGCGACAACGCGAACAATGGCGGATCATAAAAAGCGATGGCACGCAAATGGAGTTCACGGTTATCAGTTTCGGACAGGTCAGCGGTGGCCTGATGTGCGTGATGCTTGAGCGAGTAGATGTCACAAAGTTTAACGGCGTGATGAATGGGCAACGCTAATGGCGATTCCAGCAGCTACGAGCATCAACGCGATTGCAGCCGAGCAACTGCGGGCGATGTTCGCGGCATCCTCGACGTTTCAGTCCGAAACGGGCGGTGCGGGATCGGCAGCGGATCATGTGTATTTCGAGTCGATTCCCGACCCGATGGCCGGTGGCGTTTATCCGTTTCCGGTGATCGCGATTGGGTTCACTGAGGACTATCGGCAACGGTTGATTGCCGGTGGAGGACAAAACCAGCTTCGACCGAGCGGGACTCTCACCTATTCGCTCATGCGCAAAACGCCGGCAGCCTACATCGACAACAACGCGGCGGCTGTGATGGATTTTTGGAATTTTGCCGGAGGTGTTCTGGACGATGTCGCTGAAATGGCGGCAGACGATGACAACCTGTCAATCGTGGAGATCAGCAACATCGATACGTTCGAGGCAGATGCCAAGTATTGGGACACGCTCGGCAAGTTTTGGATCGCTAATGGATTGGTGTTTTGGGGTGACGTATTCGCAGGACGAACGTGATGTTTCTGAATCTGAATTTGGAACTTGATCGCGTGCAGCTTGATCCGCTTGAGCGGAAGTTCAAGTCGTCGGTGCGCACATTGATGCGTGAGGTCGCCAAGTTCTGGCACGCCGAAATCTTTCCGAGTCACTTCACGCCGGGAAACGAATCGCGGTATCGGTTTCAGCCACGCACGCCGCGATATATCGCACGAAAGCGGAAGTACGGTGTCGCTCAAGGGCGGTTTGTCGCGAACGTATTCACCGGCGACACAAAGCGGTGGATGACGACGCTGGCGAAATTCCGCGTTGAACAAGGCACCAACATCGCACGCGTGAACATGCCGACTCCGACCTATTTTCGCAAGCCGTACAACCCTAAAGGCAACCAGCCTGACAAGGTTGACGAGGTCACGCAGTTCAGCGGCAGCGACCGCGTTCGCATTCAGGAGTTCGCACGTCGGCGGTTCAATGAAATTTTTAAAAAGCATTTGAGTGCGGCGGAGAAAGCCGCGTGAGCGTTCCAGCGTGACAGGGGCGGGGAGTTGCAACGAACCGCCTCTGTTTTTCCAAATCATTACTAACGCTGGGTCGGAAGCGACCCAATGGCAATCAGCACACTCCACAGAATTGATCGCATCACCGGGCCGATTGCGTTGAACGAAATCAGTTCGACCAAATGGGGAACCGGCATCAAAAGCATGATCGAAACGCCGGCCGGTCACACCTCGCCAATGTTTCGATCTAACCAATCTCAGGAACCGACTGTTGAATTCACCTGCCACGAAATCGGCACGCTGCTGGACACGCTCACGACTGCGTCAGGAATAGCGATCAGCAGCACTCCGCTCGTCACATATTTCAAGAAAGCCAGCACGACTGGAAACGTGGCACGAGCAACCGCACAGCACAGCACGATCACCGTCAACTTGGGCTGTCTTTACTGGAACAGCATCAATTTGCAGCACAACAGTCGAGCAGAAGCGACCTGCACGATTCAAACGGCATACGATGGCACGAATGATCCATTGGTGTATGCGACCGGCGTCGCATTGTCCGGCAACATCACAGGGTCAGAGTATTTCACGCTCGGACCTGTGAGCGTGAACGGTTCATCGATTGCCGGCGTCGTCAGTGCCAAAATCGACGCCAATATCGATTTGGAGGTGATGAGTTCTGACGGTGAAGTCTGGCCGACGTTTGTCGGCGTCAGGAGCGTTGCACCAACAGTCACGATCACCACAAAAACGAACGTATGGGGAACGCATGGGCTGCAAGGTTTGGCTCTAAAT